AATTCAATACTGGAAACCAAACTAACTTACGTATTTATTTTACATCTACGTGGCCTAATAAACTCGTTTATATTGCTAAACCACAACTAGAAAAAGGTACTGTAGCAAGTGATTGGTCACCTAATGTAGATGATTTAGAAAAACAAATTAATGTTGTCGCAGACAGTATTTCATCAAGAGCAATTGAGGCAGTTAGAGGGGATATTAACTATTTAAGAAGTAACATTTTAACTGCAGATAGTGTTAATGCAAACATGGTTAATGTCGATCGTGCATTAATCGATAAATTAATGACGAATAATTTACTGGTTAATAACTTAACATCAAACTATACATTAACTGAAAAAATGAAATCTAAAGCCTTAGAATCAGTTTATGGTAATATTTCCAATTTACGTACTAGATTAATAACTGCTAATAGTATTACTTCAAACGCTATTAATGTTGATTATGGTTTAGTGAATAAGTTAATCAGTAATGAAACTTTTGTTAATACACTCACTGCTAAAAGTGCATTCATTAATGCAATTAAAGCGATTGATATTGATGCATCAAGAATTACTAGTGGTGTATTACGTTCAACAAGTGGTAGTATGCGTTGGAATTTAAACGCTAATAGTTTAGATTATTTTGACGGTGCAGAAACAAATTATTATGGACATTCAAGAATCATTTTCCATACGACTAATAATTCTATTTATCAAAGTAATAATGGGACATGTGCTTTTCTACATTTTAATAGGACTAAGGGTACACAATATCCTGCAATTGCAGTAGGTACGAGTGGTAACTTAGATGATAATTCCAATACAGGTAGTTTCTCAGGCATTAAGTGTCATACTGCTAAAGCAACAGATGATGGACTTTCACAAGTAGGCATCATTACCGATAAAGTATATTTCAATAGTCACGGTGGAGATGTAAACACAGGTGGTTGGACAATAGAAAATTATCGTAAAGGTGGAAATACATTAAGAGCATTTTATGGTAATAATACAAGAGAATACAAATATGAATTAGGTCAAGATGGTTATAGATTTAATACTGTATGGACGAGTGGATTAAACGATAGAATTAAAATCGTTAATTATACTGATGGCTATGCAGGAATATTAAGTAATAATGAGAAATATGGAATTCAATTTAGTAATTATGATGTAAGAGTAAAATACGGTAAATATTGGTACTCTTTTGGTGATATATTACGTGGTGATTCATGGAGAGTTTAAAAATAGGAGGACAATTAAATATGTTAGAAATTAAGAATTCAGACTTAGTACAAACTAAGTCTTTTTTATATGAGTTAAAACTTAAACCAAAATTATCAAGACATCGTACTAAATTAGTTAAATTAATTGATGAAAAAATTAAAGACTTATCCGATGCATCTAATGAAATTATTCAACAATATGCAAAAAAAGATGAAAACGGTAATCCAATCATAAATGATAATATGGTTGAATTTGACAGTGTAGAAAATCGTATAGAGTTTGAAAAAGAGGATAGCATTTTAATTAATGAAGTTTCAAAGATTAATTTAGATGAATATCCCAATATTTATAATTCTATTCAACTAGCGTTATCAGAATTAGATGTTGAATTAGATAAAGAAAAAGCAGAAACGTACGAATTATTATGTGAGTTATTCAAAGTAGAGTAACTCACATTTTTAAATCTAATTTAGGAGTGATTTTATATGTCAAACAAAACAAGATTTTACTTAGTTAGAATGTCAAAAGGTACAAGTGAATATAGTGGAGAACAAAAATTAAAGTATAATCCTTATAACTACGGTTATGCAGTGGCTTTAGAAGATGAACAACCAACATTTTATGATACTGAAGAAAGTGCAACTTCAATTGCAACTACATTGAATTCACTATATAAATTAACTGGAGTCCAAGCATATGTTGATGTTTATAAAGAAGAAGTGAAAGTGATTAAAGTAACAAATAATAGTCCTTCGGAGGTATCATAAATTGGAACAAGTAAATAACATTCAAATTGATAATTTCTCAAGTTTCTTTTTTACAGGTTCATGGACAATTATAGATATACTTATCATTCTAATTGGATTAGATGTAATTAGTGGTGTTATTAAAGCAACTCGTGAACATACAATTAAAAGTTCTGTAGCTAACATAGGACTTGCTAAAAAAGTAGGTATCTTAATGGTAGTTATAGTTGCAAATCTTGCAGATATTGTGTTTAAAGCTGATGGAATGGTTGTTAATGGTACAGTTGCTTTCTATATTATCGGTG